CCTAATTGTGCTTTACCACCAGAGAACCCACCACCAAGAACTTGTCCAGCACGTCCTCGCATAGATGCCATAATTAAATTATCATACTCTAAATCAAATTGCATTGCAGTTGCAACCTGTTCTCCTATATCATTTATTTCTATTAAGACAAATGCTTGGTTGTATGCACGAGCAACATCATAGATTTTATTAGGAAAGAGAAGAGGTTTTACATCATTTGCTCTATACTTTGCAGCTATTGTGTAGGGAATGGTTGTTACATCAAAGACAATATACGCAGAGTAATCATTTGATGTACCCCTTGATACGTCAGCAGTTATTAGATACGTGTGGTCTTTTTGTGGTGCAATGTGTACATCTAGTCCAGCATTGGATTGTATAGGTTTCTTATAGGTTAACATCTTTAGTTTAGATGATGTGATAAGTGTATCAATAGAACCAAGAAACTCACACTCAAACTCTGTTGCGAACTGAGATTCACTAGTGTTTGCAATCGTTTGTTTCTTCCATTTCTCATCACGGCCTGGTACTTCACTCCAATGTACCTCAATAGGAATGTATTCGTTTCGTTTTTCCTCTGCATCTACCCATAGCTTATAGAACATATTCATACCATGAGGAGTCGATACTATCATAACTTTTGTAGTTTTACCTGAAGATATTGTAGGATACACGGAACTAAAGAACTGTTCTGCAACATTAGAAGGAACGTATGCAAACTCGTCTAAGAATATGATGTTGTATGAACCACCCCTGACTGCACTAGCAGATGTAGATGATGCAAGTATCTTAGAACCATTCTCTAATTCAAGAGAACCCTTGTTCCATGACATCACTCCTTGTTGTAACCATTTAGGTAAATGTTCGTATGCAAGTTGTAGTCTTGATAATAAATCTCTCGCAGTTGCAGCTTTATTTGCAAGGATTGCTATGTTAATACTGTCGTTAAATAATGCGTAGTGTAATAGATAGGATACCATAACAGTAGATTTACCAGACTGTCTAGGTAGTTTACATATAGTAAAACGATTACTATGAAATGTACCGACCATCTCTTTTTGAAACGGATACATCTTGAAGGGTATAAGACCTTCATCTAGAGAAACAATTCGTACATAGTTCTCTATGAAATACTGTGGGTCTTCCATACATTTTGCATACTCAGAGAGTTGGTTTTTAGTCCACTCTTGAGATATGTTTGCTTTCTTGAGGTTTGGATTACCTAGATATTGATTATTCTCTGTCATTTTTCATTGCTTCTATATCTTCACGATTTTTAATAATGTGTCTATTTTGATTCTTATCAATAAGAGCTTGTAGTTTTTCTGCTTTTTCTTTTTCTGTATCTAAGTGTACATCATTCTTTATAACCTTTTCAAGTTTTAACATTGCAATTCTTTCGTTTGGTACAAATCTCCAAAGATATCCTTTATCAGAGTATATCCCAAAAACTGTTTCAGACATTCCGATACTTACAATTATTGCATCTGCACCATCTAATATCACATGGTCGCCTGCATTAAATGCTTTGTTCATTTTAAACTTCATACCTTTTGCAATACCAGTTGCCACATCCTTTATCCAGATTGCAACAATTAAACTAATAAGTATTCCAATCCAAGGCAATAGAAAGTCTGTTAATTGCATGGTTTGATCATCAAGCATCTGTTTTTCCTTTTAACATCTTTTGTAATTCAGCAGTTGAACCTACGAATAACGCATTGGTTACATTCTTTGGTGCGTTGTTAGGAACGTCTTTTAGTTTCTTCATTTTTGCCTGTAAATCACCAAGTTTTTCTGTAACCTCTGCAACTGATTTGATTAGTTGTCCAGCCACTTCATATGTTCTTGGGTGTTCACTCTCTCTTGCAATATCTAGAATACCATCTATCGCATCTTGACCTCGTTCTATAAGACTATAGAAGTTTTGTCTTTGATACTCATAGTCTTTATCAATATCGTCATCACCAACAGGAACTACCTTTTGTTCCCTCGTAACAACGGGCTCAGTAACTTCTGCAACAACACCTAGAGTATTGTTTAGAATATCTGTAGAGTTTTTCACTACTCATCACTTCCTGTTTTTGGATTAAAGACTTTAGCATCTTCAAAGAAAGATGTTGCTTCATTAAATCCAAAATCATCATCTGCATCAGCAGATGCTGGTGAAGGTGTAACAGTATACCTTTGTTCACGTTTAGGTGATTGGTCTGGTAAGTCTGTGTACTGGTCAACTTGAACAGTCTTGATAACACTTGAAGAAGTAACAGGGCCATATAGATAAAATTTTGCAGTAAATGTCATAGTGTATATGATTGCACGTCTTTCAGTAAAGTCCCCTTGATAATTATCTTCATAACTTACGTCATTAAGAATAATAGGAACATCTCTCTTGATACCCATGTCAGCCATATCATTAATTGTTAATGTATAGTCTGGTTGAAAGTATGGTAGTATCTGTTCTACAATCTGTAATGCGTCATCTGAATTCTTTGCCATTGCATATAAAGTAAACGCAATATTATATGGTACTGGCATAAATTGTGTATCTAGTTTATCTGCATTATCAGCTGATTTCTTTACTTTTCTAAATTTTTGAACACGATTTAATTTTCTTGAAGGGTCATAAGTAATTCCATTCATTTCAAAACCAAGTCGTGGTAATGTAACAGCAACTTTAGATGCCAGAGCAGGGTCAGAGTTTAATCTTGCAAGGAACTTCTGTTGTGGCCCATATGCAAGTGGTACTTTCATAGATTGTACTACAGCACCAGAACTATTTTTTCGTACTATCTGAATGTTATTAAATAGTGTTCCAAAAGAAACGACTATTTTTCGCATAGTTTCGTGATAAAATTGATTTCCTAACATTATATATTCTCCCTATTCATTATATATTCTATATTATTCTATAATTTAAAACCATAGTTGAATCATTTGCTAATGTTGAACCAGATTTATTAGTGATACGAACTTTAAATGACCCAGCCACTACTGTATGAATGGTTATATCAACATCTATACTTGCATTTGCGAGGACAGAAGATGTAGCTAATACTTTATCACTTGTAATTACAACATCAGCGTGTTCTGCATTATCAGCTAAAGTTGCAGCTAAAGTAAGAGTGTGACTAATTTTAAAATTGTTTGATGTAACTGCACCAGCACTTGACGCAACATCAGAAGCAGCTGCAGTATTACCAGCACTTGCATCTAAAATATTAAGTTCAACAGCAGTTGCTGTAACGTCTGTTAGGTCTGTCGGAGCAAGTGTGATATTAGCACTACCATTAAAACTTACTCCAGCAATAGTTCTTGCAGTTGCTAATGTCGTGGCAGTTGCAGCAAGTGCTACTGCGATATTTGCTGTACCATCAAATGAAGTACCACCGATTGTTCTTGCAGTTGCTAACGCAGTTGACGTTGCAGCGAGTCCTACAGCAATATTTGCTGTACCATCAAATGATGTTCCACCTATAGTTCTTGCTGTGGCAAGAGCAGTAGCTGTTCCAGCAAGTCCAGAAGTATTTTGATTACCACCAGCATTTACGCCAGGCAAGTTAATATTTGCTGAACCATTGAATGATACACCACCGATTGTTCTAGCAGTTGCGAGTGTTGTAGCAGTTGCAGCAAGACCTACAGCAATATTTGCTGTACCATCAAATGATGTTCCACCAATTGTTCTAGCAGTTGCTAATGCAGTTGATGTTGCAGCGAGTCCTACAGCAATGTTAGCACTACCGTTAAATGATGTTCCACCTATAGTTCTAGCAGTCGCAAGTGTTGTTGCTGTATCTGCATTACCTGTAACATCACCAGTTAATGCACCAGCTAATAGTGTTGAAGTTAATAAACCAGTATTACTATTAAATGTTAAATTAGAACCACTCTTTGGTGGTAAATCTCCAGTTGCTGCTGTTGCAAATAATGGAAAACAAGTTGTATCTGTTGACTCATCTGCTACCGTAACAGCAGTACCAACAGATGCTAAAGCAACTGCAATATTTGCTGAACCATCAAATGATGTACCACCAATAGTTCTAGCTGTTGCAAGTGTTGTTGCAGTTGCAGCAAGTGCTACTGCAATATTAGCAGAACCATTAAATGATGTTCCACCTATTGTTCTTGCAGTTTCAAGTATAGTGGCAGTAGCTGCATTTCCAGTTGTATCTTGATTTAGAGTTCCAACAACAAAATCTAAAGTATTGTCAGCATCATCATAACTTACTGTAATTCCAGTTTCAGTATTACTTCCAACCATTGCACCAACTGTATCTGAAATTGTTTCAGAAAGTGTTACACCAGCAATTGTAATTGCATCAGCTTCTAATGTTCCATCTATATCTACATCACCAGATATATCTAAATCTGCCATAACAGCAGTTCCAGTTATATTTGGTGTAACAATAGTTGGTGTAGTAAGAGTTATTACTGAAGCAGTTGCACTAATGCCAGTACTTAATGCAGATGCATCTCCAATTAAAGTATAAATCTCTGAAAAGTTATCGTTGACTTTATCAGCAGCTACTCTTAGGTTATCTCCAGTACCATCATTAGCACTACCTATTCCGAGTGATTGCAATGCCATTATGTTCTCCTAAATTTGTTTAGCATATTATTATCCTGAATTCCCAGCATCACCAAACGGATTGTTTTCTGAAAAATCTAATATATCGTCATCTAATGAATCAAATAATTCATTCTGAGCAGTTTTATCTGTACTTGCATCCCCTACTATATAGTCCTCTTGAATTAAGTATTCTGCATTACCAGTATCAGCTGCATTTTCAAGAAGAATATTTGTACCAAATGATGGTGGGTCTATAGTAACCAATGTTGAATCTACAGTAGCAGTTGTTGAATCAAGTGTATAAAAAGTATTATCTATAGTAAATGCTTCACCTACAGTACTTGCTTGTTCAAGTGTAAATTGGAATTCAGCAGTACTTACACTTAAACTATCTTCTATTGCATCTATCTCAGCAATACCAGTATCAATAATCTCTTGACTATATTCATACTGTTTACATCTTAATTTGTAGACTGGGTTGTTATCTAATTGATGGAATGGTTCATCATGGTCTACAAAACTTACTTCAAAAACTTTTGTTAATACTGGGTGAAAAACTAAATCACCTTCTAGTGGTCTGTCTGCATCTGTAGCTGCAGTATCTTGTATGATATAAAAACTACCATCACCACTCACAGTTGTCAAGTTAGATGAATTTCCTACTTGGTCTATTGTTGCAGTTTCTAATAATATACTACCACCAGTCGTATCCGTCCCAGATTCAATCTGAACCTGTCTATCTAAATCTTGAAATCTTTCTTTGGAAACCACAAAGGTAATCTCATTACGATTTTCTAAACCGAACTGAGTCATTATTTCTTTGTCGCCTGCATAACCCTCACCATCTTCAACATACATCTCAATTGGGTGTTGTGTGTTGAATTGATTTAAAGTATCTTCACCAAATAAAGTATCTTCGTTTACGGATTGTCTGTCCATATAAAAAACATCATGTCCGTATATCTGAATTGCTTCTTTAATTAAGTTCTGATAAAGAGTTCTTTCAGATGCAATTGAAGATAAATTGTTTGTATGAAATGCAGTATTAACAGCCATTGGTTATCCTTTTATCATTAAGTCTGGGTATTGCATTAAATCTATTTTTTCTTCTAACTTTTGAATTTCTTCTAAAGCTTGTGTGTAGATAGTTTCACCATTCATAGTAACACCACCTAACATTGCAACACCACCAAACTTAGAAAGGTTTGCACCCCATTGTTGTTTGATAAGAGCTGTTGTGTATCTTTTTAAATGTATATCATCAAACATATCTGTGTATGAAGCTGGATCTACTTTTCTATAACATTCTATAATAAGATACTCGCCAACAGTTACACTTTCCCAATCCATATCTAAGTATAAACGATTTTGGTGTTCGTTAAAACGAATAGGAACTTCACCTACCAATATATGAGATAGATGGTCTAGTTGTTGCATAGTCATTTCATATTGTAGAATAGATGTAGAACTAAAATCATATAAGTCATTTAGTCGTAATTGATATCGCATATCAAACATACTATTTGTTGATGAATCATCTAAAGGAAAAATTTGTAATACGGATATTACAGAGGAAGGCATAGGAATATAATTCTTACCCTCTTCAAAACTTGAACTTACAGAACTATCTAATGTATCTGTTGCAGTAGTTGTATCATTAGACCGAGCTCTATCTATATCAGCTTGTGTTAATACATGTTTAAGATACATTTTTTCTACACCATCATAGTGATAATGTGAGAAGTATTGTACTGCTTCATCAATTCTATCATCTACTTGGTCATCTGATACATTAATGTCTATTACACCAAATCCTAATGCTCTTAGACAGTAACTTTTTAATGTTGCTTTTGAATTTGGAATCGCCATGTTATTTCCTTTTTAATACTATTTATAACAACTTAACCTAGTGCAATACCTATTGCAGTCGCATCATCTAATGCAGCACCAGCAGTTGTCATTGCATCACCGTTTTCATCTACAAATGATGTAGCAGTTAACGCACCAGATGATGAGTTAAATGATAGATTAGTTCCACTTTTTGCAGCTAAATTACCACTTGCAGCAGTAGCAAATAGTGGGAAACATGTTGTGTCTGAAGATTCATCTGCAACATTAACTAAAGATGATGTACCCTCAATCGTTGCAGTAATATTTGTAACAGATAGTGTGTCTGTTGAAGGGTTGTAAGATATTCCAGCATCTGTTTTAAGTGCCTCTGCTGTTGCACTACCGTTGTTATCTGCAACAAATGTTAAGAAGAAAGAATCATCTGTAGCATCTGATACTGTTTTAATTGTATTGGCCGCAGTTGCTAATGCAGCTGTACCACTTGTATTTTGATTACCAGCAGCATTTACGCCAGGCAAATTAATATTTGCACCACCATCAAATGAAACACCACCAAGTGTTCTTGAATTTGCAAGTAGGGTAGCGGTATCTGCATTACCAGTAACATCTCCTGTAACATCACCTGTAACATCACCAGTAAGGGGCCCTGCAAATGCATCACTCGTTACTGTACCATCAAAGAACGCA